TTGTGCTTCGTTCATGCTAATAGGTAGCAAGTCCTTTATATAATCAAACCAGTAACGCTGGTTAGCCCGCTAGTGGCGTTATGCCAAATCTTCGTTATTAGTCAAGCCATTTAATTCTCTTGCTTGCCTTCTTAATTCAATAAGCGTGCTCAAAGTAAGATTAATGCCATCAGCTTGCCCCGCTGAATGTATTCTATCTTCTCCTTTGCAGTCTTTACTTATAGCCATCATCCAGTGCTGTTCTTGCAACTGCTCGATAACTTTAAGCACTTCGCTCCAGGTATTGTTTTTCCCTGAAAAGCCAAAGGCGTCCTTTTGATTTTCCGTCATTGTTGAGATACAGGAGTTACGCCAATCCGGCCAATCTGCGCGTTTTGCTGCTGCATAACTGACATTTGCAGGCTCTTAACGTAGTTCTCAAACAGCGCCTTGAAGTTCTCATCCTGCTGCAACGCAGCCTGCGCTTTCGGGTTAGACTGCAACACCTGCTGCGCGTATTGCAGCTTTGTCTGTGCAGCCGGGTCGTTCTCTTGGTACAGCGCCTCGTTGCCAAGGAGCATCATGCCGATGTCACTTTGCACGTCCTTGAACATTTGCACGCTGGCCTGCTGTTGGTTGACGATAAGCTCGCTTGCCATCTCAGGCGCGATAGCTTGAATCATCATCTCGGTAAGGCGCGTCCTGTTAAGCACGCCGCCCGTGTCGAGCTGCGCAACCTTGGTAAGGAAGTCGATCTTCTGCGCAATGTACTCCTTGTCCATGTCCATCACGTCAAAGCGGACGTTAAGGTCGAACTCGTTGTGTATCTCGGACAAGCTCTGCGGCAACTGACCGCCAGTGACGCGCAGGATCTCTTCCGGGCTCATGTACTGGCAGCACAACGCAAACATCTGCCGGTAGATGTTACGCCAGCTAAGCAGCCAGCTATTGACGAGCAACTGCTGCAACATCTGCGTCTTGGCCGGTGGCACAAACGCATTAATTGTACCGAAGTACGCAGCGTGATTGGCTTCCACACGCTCAATGAGCTTAAACGCCACCGTGGGTTCACGCGCAGGCGGCTCCATGAAGCTGTAGTCCGTTGGGCTTACGACAGGCAACTGCACTCCTGGTCCCACCTTGTTGATGGCACCAATTCGTTTGACGACTTTGATGGGAGGTAAAGTCGAGAAGGCAGTATGATCCCGGATCGAATCGTGCTGGGCCTTGACTTCGTCTTGATCAGTGCTAGCCAACTCGGGTATACCACGAGTATCAGTAATAGCGCGGCGCAACTGTTCACGACGGAATTCAACAAACGGGTATTCGCCGTGAGCGTAATCAAGTCGCTGATGGATAGCCCACGAGGCTGCATCTTCTTTTCGATTGGACGCAGCTTGCGGACAAAAAACGGTGAAGTAGATGGCGGGAGCTTTTCCGTCGAGGCTTTTCGTGTAAGCATAAACAACCTCCACCATGTTCATGTAGTTTACGCCGTTGTAAACCAACATGGTCGTTGTTGGGAGCAGGTTGATGTTGTAGAAGGTGCTGCTCTTGCCGATCTGCTGAAGCGCACGTTCAACCCAATCTGGATCCCAGCCTTCTGTGGTGATCTTCTCGCGCAACTCAACCTCGGACATCCATGTCCTACGGTAGATTACCCGTGATCGCTGCAAATCAGCCGTCTCTGGCGGAACGATGATTTCGTCCCAGGGCTTGAGCGCAACGATCTCGGGAAGATTGCGGCTGACGTATTCTTGGTCGTACGTCGCACGGCCAGTCGTAGCCATCTCGTTAACCATGCGCTTGGCTTCCGAAGCGTCCAAGTCAGGTATCGCAGCTTGAAGTATCGCAGCAGCTTGATCTGGAGCGTCCAAGATCATCTGTGGCAGCTCGGCCAACACAGATCCCTGTGCCTGCGCAGCCATCTGGAAAAGTTCTTCAGCGGTAATCTCCTGTGTACGCTTGCTGATGTTCTGCTGCCAGCCTACAAAGAACGCGCTCCAGCCGTACTGCAAAGCGTACTGCGCCCCAAGTTCAGCCTCTTTACGAAGCTCCTGCGGCATTTTAGAGTCGCGAATCCAGTGCAAAAGGTTCGTCGCAATGCCGCTCACCGGCGCATCGTCAAGCGTCACGCCAGATGCCCGGATGGTTGCACGCTGGAAGGCCGTGACAAGCAGTGCGGAAAGCTCGTTGCAAGACGAGTCGATAAGACGGTTACGAACGTCGCTTGCACCTTCAAACGGCCAAGCCGGGCTGCCTTCTGGACGGGAATCACTATGCTTTTTCCCGTCATCAGTCTGTCCTGCCCAACGAGCAAAACGGATGTTATCAAACTTCGTCACCAAGTTACCCTGTGACGAGTTAATCATCGAACGATTGTACTCGCTCAATAGCTCGCCGATGTCAGGCGTATCAGAAGCAATAGCTAAAGGGTCAACTGGTGAGATCATGTTAATAACTTCCTGTCATAGACATTCGTTTAGATTGTTTTTCCCAATCTAAGCCGCCAAAATAGGCTGGCTGCATGACAACCATATAGCCTAAAGCGTCGATAGGATCTTTACTAGCACCTTTTTGTCCATCTTGTCCAGTCCATTCCTTTAAACTATAAATTAAGTTCTGACAAGACTCATGTATCATTAGTTTTGGATGGTTTACACCTTTTTCCATTGGTTTTTCTCTGTCCCATGACAAAAGATCATTAATTAAGAGCACTCGCTCCTCAATTGGCAGGGCTGCGGCAGGGGTAAATATGAGCGGATTGTCAGCCTGACTAAGCAAATCAAGCACGGTGACACCGCCGTCTTTAGTGATCGTCTCAGTTCCAGCCGTTCGCGGGTCAATCCAACGGTCCACGATCATCTCACGCTTGTCCCCGGCAGTCTCAAGGCTCCAGATAAGCTCAGTGTACTCGTTTACCCCACGGCCAGCACCCGCCTTCTGTGCCGGGCCAGCTCGACCGTCGGGCTTGTCACTTGGCAACGCCCATTCCCCGTAGCTTTGATCGGGCCATTCACGGTAGACCCATAGTATACCGTGCTTGTCTACCCTAGCCCAAAGCATAAACCAGTTACGCGCACCTGCTGGATCGATAGCCATGTAGTTGCTGCCCTCGGGAATGACCTCTTCAGCGTCACCTTTCCATAGGTTATGGTCACCGAACATAGGGAACTCTGAACCAGCCGTCTGATCTGCCCAGCCATAAGCGCGGATCTTGATGTCGTGGCTAGAGCGCCCCGAAAGCTCCTGCTTCATGCGCTCCCAGTTGTTATACGGGTTTAATTCGGTATGATACCAGATGCAGGCGTGTCGTCCGTAGAGGTTCTCCGCTTGATACGGCATCTCACCCTTAGGGACCGTTAGGACGTTGTTATTGGGCAATAACGGACTTTTGCGGCTAACGGTAACCTTGGCACTGTTGATGTACTCCTTCACGACCTGGGTGTAGCCTTGTACCGGCGTAAAGGTGACAATCAGCTTGCCGGAGCGGGTAACCAAACGGTAGCGAAGCGTCTCCAGCCAGTTTTGCGGAACAAGTTCGTCACACCAGACATAGTCCACCTCACCACCTTCGACGACTTTAATGTCCTGGGCGTAGTTAAGGAACCAGATCTGGTTACCCATGTACACCGCCGTATTGTCGCTGAAGCCGTTTTTCTGGCTAAAGCTAATCTGCGTATGATTAGTGCGCTTGATGTTGCGTATCTCTGGCGGCAGGTACTTATAGAAGACGTTCTGCTGGGCAGAGACGCTGGTCATGTGGGTCGTGTGTAAGCACCAGATGCGGATGTTGCGCTTACCGTGACGCTCCTTTACCCAGTCGGGGGCTTGTCCATTCAGGTCAGTGCCGATGAAAGCTTGGGCCATACGCTTGGCGGCAAACTCAGTCTTGCCACTTCTGTTCCCACCAAGGACGACCAGTTCATTGTAGCGGCCTAGCAGCTTATCCGCATCCGGCCAGTGCGGCAGCTCGTGGCCATACCGCATGGGGTCGTTCAGTTCCGCCTTAATCTTGTTCTCCCGCATCAAGAACAAGTCGAGTACCTTCTCCGGGCCAATGTTCTCGATCATCTCCAGGCGCTGCCGCTTATTCGGCGACGGAAGCGTAGGATGTTCCTCCAGCTTATAGGCTAAGACTTTTTCGATAATTTCTTGATTTTTTTCATCCATACACGTTGACGTTTTCACTACGATGCTCTATATTCGCTCTGTCGTCAAATAACGACCGTGTACCTTCTGCGCCACCTGAAACATCGGACGCACGAGCGACTAAATGGTTCCAGCCATCCCTCTTGGGCTGGATTAAACATCTGCTTCGGCTTCAAAGTTGCAGAGTGCTGACAGTCACGCCTACGAGAAGGGCAAGAGTTTCCCGAACGGGTAGCCATCACTCATGACTGTAATTGCGAAACGAACGACGACACTTATACGGATCGTTGATCTCATTTTTGTATAGTATTCCCCCAAGATAGGCAGTAATGCTGAGTCTTGGGGGTACTATGCTCACTCGCAACTCTCCTTGCCGGATTGTTTATCTCCTCCGGTGAGCAGCTTGCTGCGAGAGTGAGCATCTGGGCGAAGCCTAGTGCGAACGGCAACACGGAGCAAGAGCAAGGGAAGATCACTAGTGAAGGGAAATATCACTAGAGAGTAAGAACTTCTCCTCAGCTTAAGAACAGATAATCCAGAGTATAGCCAACTCAAACGTGTTAAGCTGCATCTCTTGCGCGTTCACCAAGCTTAAGCACCACTTAAGTGCGATATGCAGAACATAACCCGCACTTAACGCGAACATAAGCGACTTAAGCTTACTCTTAAGCTGCTCAAGCTTGTCATATACCGCTAACTTGTCCTTAAGCGTCATCTTATGCATAGCGTCTTGTTCTTAACCCAAATACGTTGACCCTGACGAAAGTTGACGCCCTTCATGCCGACAAACACCATATCCTCGACGTCTGTGCGTACCCAACGCTTATTCGGATACAAGTACACGATCCTTTGCTCCATAGACTCGTTATGTATCGGGATGTAACGAGGCTCCGTAACAGGTAACTCTGGTGTCACCGGTGTAGGCTCATCCACCGGCTGCTCCTGCTCGGCCACTTCACCGGGTAGCGTTCCATCAAGCAGGTTGCTGCGGTAGATACGGCGAATACCCTTGAAAGCCTTACGCTCGATATAGTCCTCGTCGAGCTTGTACGACAATGGTCGATATGCGCTCCCTAGATGCGCCTTAACAGTCTTTTCGCTTAGTGTGTACTTGGTCATAGTACAAGCGACGGTACAGGAAAAGAAGCGGCAGCGCAAGCTTACGCCCAACAAGGGCCAGCTAGCCGGGCGCCCGCTCGACGTGTACCCCCACAGAAACACGTCTATTGCTCCCAGCGGCACAGCATGTACACACGCTGCCACGAGCAGGCTAGGCCAAGCTACGAGCGTAGGGCAAGTGCGAAGGGGGCCAGTTGGCGAAAAAAAATCTGAGGGGGGCTATGCGTCGCCGTTGCCGTCGCCAGGCGCTATCGAACCCCCTCCGCCCCTATCGCCGGTTTCTCAGAGTAAAAACCCCATTCCATATGACGTGTGTTGTAAACTGTTATGGCCAACCCGCTCAGCCGCAACAGCTTGCAAGGGTGGCTCAAACGTGACGTGCCGGAAGCGCCGCTTTGGTGCTCGGCGAGGTCGCTTTTGGCGGGCCGATGGGACGTTGACGGGTGAGCTGGGCGGGGCGTGCGTGGGCGCGCGGTCGTTGCTTGTGACGTGGGGGCGGTAACGCATTTTCCTCACCCTATTGCAACTCACTTGCATCTGCTAACGCAACTCACTTGCATTAGCCCGCTCGCTCCGTCACGTCACCACGTACCACACTCGCATCGTCCGTGCATCCGCCGAGCTACACGCACGCACCGGGATGCACGCTTTTCTTTGCCCATCGTTTCTTTTTTGTTGCCATGCTATACTGCACGGCCTAGTTTTTCCCTCGTCAGTCCAACTTTAACTCATACCTACTATGTCACCTGATCAGATGAACTCACTCGAGTACGCTGCATACGTGCGCCTTGCACTTTTCTGCCTTATGGGCGGATGCACGCTCATCCTCGCATGTTTCGCAGTCTCAATACATTCCGACTACCGCAAAGCAAACCGCAACAAGTAAACCAACAACGCAACATATGGAACACGAACCATTAACACTAGACCAAATCCTCGGCCTATACCCATCGTTAGACCGCGCTTACTACCGTATGCAAACCCTTGATGCTAATGGTGCTACGATTGTAGCCAACGAGATCGAGGACCTGTTTTGCTTTGGTAATGGGAACGATGAAACCGCCCAACGGCTCGCTGACAGCATCCAAGCAACCTGTGACAGCATTAAAAACCAAGCCTAAACCTCAACCCTAACACACTACAAAACACACACTTATGACAATTCCTTTTGTTTACACGTCCGGTTTTCCAATCACAATAGGTGACCGCATCAGGTGGAGTGCTGGCGGAAATTACGCAGGCGGAGGATCATACCAAGAGTATGGCATTGGCACGGTAATAGAGTTTGGGCCAGCGTATGTAATGTTAGAGTGTGAGAGCGGACGGAAAAACTCTTGCTCTCAGCGCTTTGGGTCAGACGATAGGAATTTAAACGGAAAGCGGCATGCCCTTTGGTTTTTTGATTATGATGCCGAAAACGACGCTAGGATGTTTAATGGCGTAATCGAAAACGCAGACTAGGCTCCCACACTGCGTCTCTACGGGGGCGCAGCAGGGAGCAAAGACGCTCCGTTAAACACACTACAAACAAACCATATGCAAATTACACTGTCACAACCCTCAAAGATGCCTTGCCAAGGTTGGAGCGTTCCAGCTCTCGCATGCAAGACAGGCTCAAAACTCGCACAGGTTGAAGGTTCCGTATGCCATGGCTGTTACGCCCTCAAAGGATTCTACCGCATGCCTAACGTCCAACGCACGCTTCAGGCACGCTTAGCCCTAATGGAATCGCCCGAATGGGTGCCAGCTATGATTGCCAAGATACGCGAAACGGAAAAGAGCGGCTTCTTTCGTTGGTTCGATAGCGGCGACCTTCAGAGCATAAAAACGCTCAAAGCAATCGTCCGCATTGCCATTGCATTGCCTGAGATTCGCTTTTGGTTGCCAACGAAGGAGTATGGCATCGTCTCCGAGTATGTTGAATTGTTCGGCAGCTTCCCACCCAACCTTACAGTGCGTCTCTCCGCTTACATGGTAGACAAAGCGGGCCCCAATAGCCTAGCTGAAGGCCTCGGCGTCACCACAAGCGAAGTATCCTCCACAAGCGGTACGTGTCCGGCACCTACACAAGGCAACAAATGCGGCGATTGTCGCGCTTGCTGGTCCAAAGACGTTCAGACTGTCACCTATCGCATGCACTAAGCTTATGAGAACCCCATTACTTACTGAGGTCAAAATCGCGCTTGAGGCGGCCCTGTGGCATATCAAAGACAACGAAGGGGTGGTTGACCTTATGGAAGACGCTCTACGCTCGTTAGAGGCCGCCATTGAGGCCGTGAACGGAGCAAAAGAGGACGCGCATCGCATGGAAGGACGCGTCAACGTAGACACTGACCTATTGGAGGAGCTGGTCTAACCAAAACGCCCCTAGGTTCGCCGCCTAGGGGCTTTCTTTTACCCTAATTCCGCCCCACTTCACGTACCTCACGCGCTACCCTGCGCAGACTCGCCAGCAACGTCGCGAGCTGGCGCGCTAACCTACTCTCACGCCTATGCGCTAGCTCATACATGCTCCGCCATTTCGCGGCCTCACTCGCATAAAACTCGGCCTCCTCTTCTAGGGCTGCGCAATCTTCGCACATCGCAAGTCGTTCTCTAACAGCGCGATGCGCACATGCTGCGCCTGAATGATGCGCCAATACCGCTCGGTAAGATCGCGCAGGTCGTGTACCTCATTGGCCAGGTCAATCCCGTTCGGTAAAACTAAATTTGAATTTTGAATTTGAGATTTGATTTTGAAATTTGAAATTTGATTTTCAATTTCGGATTTGGAATTTGAAATTTGATTTTTGAAGTCCACCTTGAAATTTAGAAGTTGAATGTCTGATTTGCAAGGTAGACCGGCCAGCGCATCACTCGTTTTCAATCGTTCCAACATGATCGTCAGGGGCTTTCGGCGGCTTAAGGGCCGCCATGAAAGCGGCAGAGATGTCGTTGTTCGTATGCAGATGCACATGCTGGTGCAACTGATCCGGCACCTTGTTCTTCTCTAGGTTAGCATACTTGTCCAGTGTAATCCCCAAGGCCAGCACAGCGTCCTTGGCGGACATCTCCGGCATCAACTCCATGACACGCTGTGCAGCCCCATCGATCACCGATTGTAGTTTGGCCTTCAAGTTTGTGTTGAAGTACGCATTACGGAACTGCGAATCCATGTCCAGCGCACTCACCTTGATCTCGTCCACGCTCCGCTCGCTGATGCCGAGCTGCATGGCGATGGCTCGGCTGTGCTGACCAGTGATGAACAGATCGAGCACCTTCTTCTGTATCTCAGGCGGTATACCAGCAAGCGCACCGAGGCCATTCACCTTCTCCTGTATCACGCCTGGCACATGCTTCTCTATCTTCACGCCAGAAAGCCCGGCTAGCTGCCTAGCACGGGACTCTGGACTGCGATAGACTGCGTTGCGCTTCTTGCGCTTGGGTGCCTCGCTCATTCTCGTTCGCTCATAAATGACAGATCCTCAGCCGTAATACCGTGGATCTCGCCAAAGGCGCTCTCCTTGATAGCCTGAAGCTGCATGTAGTACTTATCTGCCTTAAGAGCGATCTTCAACTGGATATCAGCCTCCTGTTGACGTTCCTTCTCAAGCAGTTCAATCCTAGCTTTTAGCCGGTCAATCTCTCGTTCAGCCTGTAGCAGTAGCATCTCCGTAGCGATCGCGTGTTCTGGTGTCATTTTTGTATTTGTTCTTTAAGCTGCTCAATGATCGCTGCCTGTGCGCTGTTCTCAAGACGCAAGTCATGGATGTCCTCCATAAACCGATTGGTCAGCATTCGCCCATAGCGGATGATCGCGTCCTTTGTCCAGTCGTCTAGCTCAACGCCGTCGCATTGAAGACCAGCTTCAATCCAGTAAATCTCTTCGTCTGGTGTCATTTGTTCTTTATGTACTCTATACCATGTTGATCAAGCAGCGCATACAGCCGCAATGCTTCGCACTTCCATGTCACCCGTTTAGGCGCAACCTCAATTCCAGCCAACGCCTTTAACTTGTTTATCGTACCAGCACCAATGCCATACACGTTCTTGGATGTCGTGAACGACCAGCGTAAGTCCTGCATGTTGCTGATGTTAAGCAGTTCAATGTACCGCGCCATCTTAAAGTCTAGGGGCGCAATCCCGCACCGAGCTTCAACTCGGCGTATCCATAGCTGACGCTTATTCATTGCTGCCATATTTCTTAAGTTCGTGTAGTAGTATGTGTTTAAACGTCTCGCTGCCGTCGTTGATCAGCGTGAAGTCTGGGTTGATCTGCTCCTGTTCGGTCTCGGACACATGATCCATCGGATCTACGCCGAATCGCCTGACTCGAATGACGATGCCGCCAAGCTCGCGGATAGCCGCAGCTTCGTTGAGGAAGCGCACGTCGTCGATGACTAGTAGCCTGTCGGGCGGCATGAAGCTCACCCACAACTGCGGGTCATATGCTCGGCCTGCCATGCCTAGGTCTTGCAGAAGCTTGCGCCCACGCTCGTCCTTCTCGCCATCCCAACCCATGTAGCGGCCAGCAAGCCGCTTGATCTCGTGCGCAAACGAGAAGAGCCGATAGGCGGGGTAGCAATCCTGAACAACCGAAGCTGCGTAACTCTTGCCTGAGCCGGACAACCCAGTGAAGCCAATAATTTGCGGCAGACTCATTTCCCCTCCTTCGTTGTCAGCTTATACGCCTGCGCCAGCACAAGGTCAGCGTCGAGCAGTGCAGCCCGGTCGCTCACAAACGCAGAGTGAGCATCGTAGTGCTTGAGCAGGCAATGCTTGAGCTGCTCAATGGCCGATGCAGCTTGGACCAAAACGTGCCGGTACATGATTAGTTCGTTTGCGTCCATGTTAGTTATACTTGTGCCACTTGTTGTTTTGATTCACGCCCATTCGACGCAGAGCGGTTCTGTGTTCGTACCCGATGCTTAACAGCGCATCAACCATCTCCTCGTCAGTAGGGCACACTTCCTTGCGAAAAGTGCTAGGATGTGCGCGGAGCCACATGTCTAGCTCAGGCCACCGGTTCGGCACCGTCTTGTCCGCGAAGTAATCCCACCACACGATCTGCGCCACAAATACCTGCATCCGTGTTGGAAGCTCCATGATCCGCGCTCTCCATTCCCGTGGATCGATCTTGCGTAAGCGCGCCACCCAGCCGTTCGATTGTCTCTGCCTGTTTCTGATTCTCATCTTTTAGTCTTTTGTTTTCTGTTGTTAGTACATGGATCTTCTCCATGAGGTTGTCGATTAGTTGAGCACTCATTCTCTGTCGAGGATAAAGCTCAGCGCCAAAGCTATGATGCTCAAGATAGCAATAGCAACCTGAATTTTAGGTGGGTTCTTCATTTTTCTTTGCGTCGCAGTCTTCGCAGATCCAGTCGTCGAACAAGTCTTGCGTAAGCCAGATTCCGCACTCGGGGCATGTGGGCAGCTCTGCCAGCGGATCGCTGTCACCGGGGTAACCTGTGCTGATCATTTCGCCTCCTTCCATTTCCCCAGCGTTCTCAGGAATGCTTCTGCCCGTTGGCGAGCGGTTGCCCTGAAATACCATTGGTCTTCCCAATTTCTTTCAATCTGGCGAGCCATTATCCAAAGCTGATCTTCTGTCAGCGCAGCCTCCGCCTCATGCATGGCGTTGAGGTCGTTGCAAAAGTCCATCATTCTCCGTGTATCAGAACTGTATGGGTGATCCCATAAGCCTGTTACTTCCGTGATCCGCTCGTTAATTTGTTCGTCAGTCATTTGCCCCTCCATTCTTGCATGGCTGATACCGCAAACGCTGCACTAGCCCAAAATAGGACGAGCAATACAATGGCCTCCCATAGCTCTTCAGCGAAGTAAGCGATGGCCAGTCCGTCAAAGACGGCGAGAGTAGCAAAGCCCCAGAGGTACGGGACGGCTTTGTTGGAGTTGTCAGGTTCAAGTTTCATGTAACTTTGGTAGTGTTTATTCATTATGGAACGTAGCGGTTTTGCCTGTAAAGCGCAGATTTGCACTCACGCCGCACGGGCCGTTTCGTTGGATGGGTATGCCAACCTCGCGGAACTCTGCGTCATCAGAGAGCTTCACAACCATCACGGCTGTAGCGTCTTGTCCGATTGCGCGACTTTCGCGAGCTTTACCCTGTTCATTTAGTTGCGTAATCGAGATGACTAAGCAACCTAATTCGATGCCAAGTAAACGCAGGCTCCGGCTCACCTCGGCCACTTCACGCTCACGGCTGCTGTCCTTGCCAAGGTCACACCTGACAAGCTGGATGTAGTCAACAAACAGCACACCGAGTCCGTCCGGGCTCTTCGCCATAGCTCGTGCAGTGGCGCAGATGTTAGCGATGTCATAGAGATCGTCACGCACCACCAAGCGGCTGTTATTGAGCTTCTGGATGGCGCTGTGGACGCCTCTGATGTCGCGCTCGTGCTTGGCACCTTCAGCGAGCGCACGCAGGCTGACGTTGCCTAGCCGGGCGACGAGACGGTCGATGATCTGGTTAGCTGGCATCTCCAACGAGATGACGAGTATTCCTTTGTTCATTTAGTAATGTGATAAAAGCTAATGCTGCTGTGGCTGGGACAACGCCGTTTCCAAGGAGGCGCAACTCGTCTGTGCGATTGTCACAGGTGACGTACAACTCGGCATCGTCCAGCCTATCGGTAATCCCATCAACGTCTCCACCCAGCGTGGGTTGAGCTTGCCTGCTTGCGTCCTCTCCACCATCAGAGTCAGCTCCTTGTAGTCCCGATCCTCCTTGCCCCTGCCGCTCTTGTGGTCGCGAGCCGTTGGCGTTGCCCACGACTCTAGGCGGCTCCCATGCGTGCTGTGGCTGTCCGGGGCGGGAGGGCCATGCTTGAGCACCACAGTAGTAAGTGATTCCTGACTGCCCTTCATGCCCCGTGATCTGTCCTGAAAACCTTGTCGTACCTCCGATGCCACCGGCGACGGCCATGATAAAGACTCGCTTGCGCTGGTGTGGCGCGCCGCATTGAGCCGCGCTGAATATTCCCCACGACACTTTGTAACCCATTTCTTCCAGATCGCTGATAACAGTGGAGAGTCCCAGCGTAATATGTCCTTCGACGTTCTCAAATAGGCAAACTCTTGGCTTGAGAATAGCGATGCCTTTAGCAATGTGTGGCCACAAGTGTCGTTCGTCTTCTGTCCCGAGTCGCTTTCCTGCTGCGCTGAAAGGTTGACACGGGTAGCCGCCAGATAAGATATCCACCTTTCCAGAAAACTCTGACCAAGGGAATGATCGTAAATCAGTCCAGATCGGAGCCGCATCAAGTTGCCCGCCTTCCATTCTCGCAAGTAAGCACTCGATTGCGAAGGCTTCGATCTCCGCATAAGCGACTGTGCGCAGCGGGATGCAGCGTCTAAGTCCGAGGTCGATTCCGCCATACCCGGAACATAACGAGATGTGAGTGATTTCGGCAGTATCCACATTAGCGCGTTCCATTGCCTGGCCTTGCAGACGTGTGACTATGTTGCCCCGTATACGGTTCAAGCAAATACTTCACCTCGATGAGATCCGTCGATTGGTTCTCCGGCAGAAGCATAAGCGCCTCCATCTTCGAGCCAAGTGCAGCCTTCTCGCCAATAGCGACGATGTCCTGCGTCTTCTTTGGGCGTGGTAGCTCCACGTTTTGCAGCACGTTAGTGCGGCGGATGAGTACCCAATCGCTCATGCCTCCTCCCATCTTCTTGGCAACATCACGCGCATCGTTGGTGGACCGGGCCACACATCTTGATCGAGGCACAGCTTGTACTGCGCCAGTGTCACGTCGAGTTGCTCGTTGGCGATGTCGATAAGTTCCGTGGACGCTTTCACCCACTGCGACAGATGGGGCGCTTGCATATCGACGACTAGGAAGTAGAAGTCGATGTCCTCTTGGCCGGTGATCTGCTCTAGGCCGTAGGTGTACCAAGCGGCCTGCTTATCGTAGCCGAAACCAAAGAACTTGTGGTCGAATTTCGAGAAGTCGCTAGTCGTCTTTAGGTCGACGATAGCCGGACGTCCCTTGATCTCGGTAATCATGTCAGGCCTGCCCTTGCATTGCACACCGTCACGTTCCCAGAACATGGATGCTTCGATGATCTTCTTTGCAGAGATCATGTTAAGCAGTGGCTCACAGGCTTTGACTGCACCTTCAATCCTTGCGGCTTCCTCGGCGTTGACTACGATCTTGCCTTGGTTCTCAAAACAGAAGTCATGCCACTCTTCCCTTCCGGCTTTAGTCTTGCGATTGATTTCTTCTGGTGCCTGCACGTACTCGCAGCGCCCCTCAAGAGCGAGGCTGTGGACAAGCGTGCCAAGCTCCATCTCGCGGGACGGCTTCCACTCTTGACGTTCTTTCCATTTGTAGTACGCCGGGCAGACTGCGAATGCGTCGAGGCTGTGCTTCGATAAACCGTGCATGCCACGGTACGTTGTCATTTCTAGGTTTTGTAGTTCTGTTTTCATTTTGTTATGGGTTGATTTCAAGCGCCCCGCAGCCGACGATCTTGCCAGCTCCGTCACGGATGAGTTTGGTTGGACTAGCCAAATCTGTCCTGTTGGGTAGTGCAGTACGCACATAGCCAGGGACGATGTACAGGATGCCCTTCACGGGGTCAGGCAGGTTGCTCACTTTAGCGTCCTTGCAGCACATGATGGGTACACCATCAACGTCCGCTACCTTGCTCAGGTGTGAGTGTACTTTCACCGAGTAACCGCTCGGCTCGATCACGCCGTAACCAGTGATGGTAATGTCGTGAGGGGTTAGGTTTACGAGTTTATTCATTTATTAGATTTGCAATAATGTTGAGTGCCAGCATGGTTTTGCCGGATTTGGTTTCGCCACCGATGACAACAAAGTCACCAAAGCGTATAGGACAGATGTTGTCGATAGCAGAATAACCAGTCTTTATCCGCATGGACTCGTCATCACCTGTCTCATAGCGTGTCAGTGCATTGAGCAGGAGCGCCTTAGTGTCCATCACCTTCGGCGGAGCAAGTTCACGACTTAACCCCTCGACCTTCATCACGACGTCGCTCAGAAGCTCAGGCGTCTGCACGGTGGCGTCGCTAATAGCCATAAGCGTCTCGTAGGCGACATGCTGCAAGGTGCGGCGCTTGGCTGTATTCTTGACTATGTCTACGAGGTCGCCGATGGCACCAGCGATGGGCATGAGCGTGTAGAGGTCGCTGAGTTGGTGGAACTCGGTCGCTGGTAGCGTCTCGCGACACTTCTCGAAGATCACGCGGATCTCGGATGAAGCGTTGCGAGACTGCTGCTGCAAGATAATCTCGCACACCCGGTGACTGAGCGGGTCGAAGATGTCGCTTACCTTGAAGTTCTTCTCGCTTATGTGGTGCAGAAACACCTCAGGATGATTCAGCGCAATTGACGCTATGCCGCGCTCGGCCTCCAGTGCAGTTGGCACCACCGTGTCGGGTGGTAGCTCCACCGGCCTGCGCCTACCAGCTTTCTTGTGTGCTTCCATTGGTAGACATTAAGCTGTCACGCTTGAGTAAGGTTTTGATCGGTGTCCGCACCATTGACGATGCACGGGATAGCCAGCCGTTCAGGAAGCGCCCCATGCCGCGTGGAGTCTTGCGTCTTGCAGGGTCAGCTTCGAGCCAAGCGTGGGCTTTCCATAACTCTTGCTCAACGGTCTTCTCGCCGTAGATCGTGATAAAGTCTTTCATTAGTCCAAGTGGTACCTTGTACTCCTTGCCGTCTTGAGTGATGTACGTGATATCGTACAGGCTCATTGTTCGGCCCACATCAGGGTCTTTCTTAAGCTCATCAATCATCTCTTGGACGGACGTATACCGTCTGCCGGATGGCTTAAGCAATTCGCGCTCCTCGTCCGTAAGCATGGGGATGCCGGCCATGGCATCCGCCAAGTCCTGCGCAGGCTGTACCGGCGTTGACTCTAGCTGCGACTCTGGCTGTGGTTCGCTGGCAATTTTGCAGGGCTCTTCCAAAGGAACGACAAGCTCAACCTTTGTGCCGGAAGTGTATGTAATGTTAATGGTTACATTCATGTTTTTGATATTTCAACGACCTCATTAGCCAGCACACAAGGAAACGAAAAACCGACTTCTTGTCTTTTTGCCTACTGCGATTTTTTATTAACCACGCGGATGCCTTAAGCAGTTCATTCTTAAGATCCAGCTTATGTGAATACCCATCAATCAAGGCCTGCATGCGGTCATCGCATATACAGTATGTGCCATCCTTTGACTCAAATTCTATCGTTTGTAATTCTTCGTTTATCATTTTGTAAATGTGCGCGTTGTGCAGTCGCACCCCTGCCTGGTGCAGAATTATTCGAACTCTTCCTCGTTTGTCGTCTCTTGCTTTTGCCAAACCTTATGAAGCGTTGTTAAGGCAAACTCTAGTGCCTCTGCAAAAACCCGGCACTCTGCGTCTCCTCCAAAAACAATTTCAAGAGATTCCACGTGCTGTAGTTCTGGAGATGCGTCCGTTCTAACATTCATGTCTCCACTATCACACAGCAAACGCAAAACAGTTCTTCCGCCATGCCCGGAATCCCCTCCCTGTGGACAGTTTGTTCCAATTGAAACTGTTAATGTGGCAAAGTCTTCAAATGTCTTTGTATGTAATTTAATCTTCGGCATATTTTTATTTTAGTTGGTCTAGTCTCTCCCAGTGTCACGCCATTTCAACATCGGCGTTCATGGCATCTAGTATTCGCCGGACGACCCAGCGTTTCGCACTGCGAAAGTATCCATCCCATCCCTTAGTAGCCGAAAAAACAGTTCGCTGCTCATCGTCACTAGCCAAGGTGTACGGTTTTTCTTGTGAGCCACGATCCAATCCTTACCAGCGCCATCGCGCTCGGCCTGCTCTGTGGCCTTGATAAGGTTGAGGTTCTCGACAAACTTCACCTCTTGGTGGAGTCCGCGCAGCTCCTCGCAGATAACATCCGGGCTGTCCGTACCTCCGGCGAACTGCTGACCCCGCCTTGCGGTGAAGCCAGCAGCCCGGAGTTCGTCGCGCCACATGCGCTCGCCACGGCAGCCTTTAGCCCTGCTGTTTATTGGCATCGCGTTTGGCCTGTAACCAAGCGTTAACCTCACCCACATCAAACCGCAGGCAGCGTGCGCTGATACGGTGATGAGGGATCTTCCCTTCGCGGCACCACTTCAGGATGGTCTGAAGCGTGACGCCGCACAGTACGGAAATGTCTTTAGCTTTTACCATTTGAGATCGTCCTCCTCAAGTTCAACGGGTTCGTCCTTCTTCACCGGCTTCGTCTGCGCTGAAGGGAATGCCTTCGCAAACCCAGCACGATCTGCGGAGATAAACAAGCTGGTAGCGATAGCCTGAAGCTGTTCTGGTGTAACCTGCGCCTGTGAGCCAACCCACTCGGCAGCCTTGATGGCTTCAGCCATGAGCTGGGCTGCTTGGAAGAGCGCGCGCTTGGCGTCTGCCACCGTCAACGAGACTGGCGACGAAGCCTGCACTGGCTTGCGCGGGCCTGCTGCGGCTACGGCTGCACCAGCGTCGTCGATGATCGCGCATTGATCGGTGATCTTAAGTTCATTCTCGCCGCTATGGGTCGAGTGCTTCACGCTAATGCCCTGCAAGCCCTTCTTGCCTGCTTGGCTCTTGAGGGTCACCATCTGTCCCTTGAGGTCACCCATCTCGTCTGGCAACCAGAAGGATGCCCGGCACTCGCCAGTGCTGTCCTGCAAGACACAGTTCTGTACGCGCCAAGGGCCAAACTTGCCCTCGCCAGTTTTAGGCGGGAACGTCGCTTTGATCGTCACCCGCATTTCTCCGATGACGCTGCCATCGGCCAAGTTCTGAATGTCGCTAATTTGTGCTACTTTCATTTTTGTTGTGTTTCATCAGTGAACCATTCACCGAATGCCTAGCAAAGTATACGTTGGTCTACTACGCGCAACTACTTTTTTGATTTTATTTCATCGTCGTCATCCTCATCATCGTCATCATCCTCATCCCCACACTCTTCTATCCAAGAATGTTCCAGCACTCTTTCTTTGTGCATGAGGTTGATGTGCATGTCCCGGGCGAAACGATTGCCCCAGCCGCTCTCGTAACGGTTCGTGTTGTCGCTATCGTTCTCGTCCTGCGCTTGTACGAGGATCTCGCCACAGTCAAAGTGCTCGGACAGAATGTCCTTTGCACGCTGGATGATGGCTTGGCGTTCTTGTTCCTGAGGAGTCATATTTTGTAGTGTACTGTAGGCACAATTCTTCCGTCAGTCGTTTTGTGGTAAAACTTCTGTCGTACAGCTTTCTTTTGAGCAAGGATGTTCCGTGTAGCGGTTCTGCCAATTCCAAGCCGTTGAGCAATTTGTGAGAGTGTATACCACCCCGGAGGTGCGGGTTGAATCTCTAGGTTCTGCGCAAGTTGCGAGAGCCAGTCCCCTTCTACAGGGGCAGCTTGAAGCTTCCGTCCTTTAGTTCTTTTGTCAGCCATACAATTGTCTCGTTGTCAGTATATTCGCCCCACGCCCAGCCTCTACTCCAAGCGGTGGTTGCAATTCTATTTTCCGCGTAGCCAGCCATTTCGGGATCTCCCAGCCACCCAACAGAGTAGCCAGTCACCCCCTTAATGCGTCTGCCTTCAGCGATTTGTACACGGTGGATATGCCCCATGACAAGCTTAGTGTACTTACCGTGACACATACGCTCGGCGGAATCACGCAAGGCGTTCTCGCTGTGCAAGTATCCATGCTGGAAGAGCGCGTCACCCAAGCCAACAAAGCCGGTCTTGAGCTTGTAGTCGTAGACCTTGCACCTAATCGACTTGGCTCGGTCGTGGATCTGATGATAGACGCGAGTCGCTAGGGCCGAAATGATCGCTTTAGGATGGCTCATGAGCGTCACGAGCCGAGCTTCGTGATTGCCAAGCAGGTAGTGCTGTGGTCTCAGCGCCGAGATAAATGCTAGGCCATCGTTGAGATCAGCCTCGGGATCTACGGTAGCGTCGTGACTATCAGCGGTGATCGCGCCACTACGCAAACACGTCATGTCGATGGCATCACCAAGATGCAGCACCGTGTCCGGCTTCCATCGGTCACGAAAGCGTAAGACTTCCTTGAGTACAGCTTGGTCCGCCATGAACCCATGGCTGCAACTAACTGCAAGGAAGCGTTTCCACTTCCGTGTTATGTTTGCCATAGGCTATTTGCGCTTGGCGGCAGCAGCTTTCTTCGCAGCCTCACGTTGGACGCTGTATGCGATAGCGACGGCCTGCCTCTGTGGCTTACCAGCGCCAATTTCGCGCTTGAGGTTTTCTGTGAAAGCTTTGTCTGATGCGGATTTCTTTAGTGGCATAAGTTATTTGGCCTGCTTTAATTCTCGCTTGATTCTGGCGACAATTTCTTTGTTGGCTTTATCTCTTGCCTCTTGCTCAGAAGCAAAAACGCCAACGAGCCTACCACTGCCGTCAAAAAGCTTGTGTGACGCATTATCTTTACTGACGATCTTCATGTTATTAACCGGGTCAGAAAGCACATAGCCATTACCAAGCGCCTCTCTGCTGCTTGCTTGCTGCATGAATGCCACCGGCATCTTCTTGCGCTCAATCTCGCTAACGGCCTGCTCTTGCACGGTAGACTGAATTGCCTGCGTGATGCGCTTGGATAAGGCAAACTCTTCAGGCGAGCCAGACGCAAGCTTTGGCAGCTTGAGTAGCAGTTTGCGAACGGCTGGCGTTTCGTATGCGCGGCCTAATGTATAAACTCCCGCATAAGTTGCAGCAGCGCCAGTTAAGCCAATGGCTCCAGCCAAACCTCCAGTTATGGTTGGAATTAACAATCTTTGACCAGTGGCTGGGTCGATGTTGAACTCGCCAGCTCGCGAAGTAAGCTTCAAATAACGAACAGTGGCATCAAGTGCATTCTTGTCTGCGCCGCTAAAAAACACGCCGGTTTGCTGCTCTGCCTTTTGCAGGTTGGTTAAGAACCGTCTTGGAACAATCTGATTAGATTGAGCGTCAATTGAGTTGTTTGCAACGTTCTCAAGAATCGCAGCACGAGCGTTTGCTTTGCCAGTGTCATCAAGATTTTTGTACAGCAGCTGAACTTCACTCTTGGCTTTGCTGAACAACAACTTACCAGCGGCTTCTGGGTTTACTTCTCCTTTATTCAGAGCTGCTCTAAGCGCGCTGTCCTGCAACTCTTTCGCCATTTCGTGTAGGTTTGCATTTGCGGTAGCCCAAGCGTTTCGATCTCTGCCGCTGGCTTCAATAAAGTCTCCTATATCTTGTTTGATAGCGCCATAGACTCGATTCATCGACTTGCCAGAAAGGCCCTTTAACGAAGCAAGACCCGGATCTTCAAGCAAATCTCCAACAAGTTTAAGATTACTATCTACTTGAGATGCAGTCTTGTTTTGCAAAGACTTCTTAAAAGCCTCTAGTCTTGCGGTAACTGGAGCAAGCGCATCCTCATTGACTCCATTAAGATATTTAATCTCATCATCAATTGCCTTGATGGAATTAGCTGTTGGAACAGTAACATTAGTGCTGTCCAAGTCTTGCAGGATGCCAGTAACAATACCTTTATTTGCGGCAATCTCTGCCGCTCTTGTTTTGTTAAGGTTAGCCGTAACATCACGAATGGCATCGCCCCCAACGGTTGCGCTAAATTGTCCAAGCAAATCTTGAACATCTTGAGATCTTTCTTCAACCTGTCTGACTAAAGCCGGTCTACCGCCAACAGCTTCACGCAAATCCTGTGCTCGCTTACTAATCGGCCCACCTGGCTGAATGACATCAGATGTACGAACAAGCCTTCCAGCAGTTTCAGCTTCAACAACAGCTTGGGCCGTTTCTGCTGCTGTCATGCCTGCTACTGCTGGAGCTGTGCGTGCAGTTGGCCGTAGTCCAGCCAGTTTAGCTCCCGTTAACCCGCCAGTGATGCCGCCAACTAATGACGCAGCAATCTGCCCCTTAGTGCCTGCTCCAAGCTCTTCTGCGCCGTACCGAGCAAGTTCAGCCGTAGCTCCGCCAGCCGTAGCGGATGCAAGCTGTTGAAGTGGCTTTTCCGCAAGCACAGCACCAATTTTCTTAGCGGTTGCGGATGCAGCACCCTTAAGCACGTTGCCTAGTCCAATCCCAGCCGCAGTAGACGCAATCGAGCTACCAACAGATTCTGCAACTCGACCAGCCTCGGTGCTAGTTGGATCAATGCCAAGCTGAGTAAAGAGTTCGCCAAAGAGTTCCGTGGGCGTCTTGAGATTAGTGCCCATGAAGTGGTTGAGGCCAAGCACCAGCGGATCTCCAATAAGCTGGCCTGCTGCTACTGCTGTCGCGCCCATCGCCGCTCCTCCGGGAATAGGGCTAACCAATCCAGCTGCGGCACCCATAGCAACCGGCCCCATCCCGCGAGCTAGGCCACGAGCAACGTCGCCGGTCGTGCTGACAGGCTCTTGGGCTGCTTCAGGCTGAGACTGCATTTGACGTATGGCATCAGCAAGAGCTTTAGCGTCCTGCGTATTACCAGCAGCGTCAGCCTTTACCAGCGCATCACTAAGCTCTTGGATTGTAGCCATTATTTGTATTTCTCTAAGAGAGATTGAACACTTGGAGCAGCCATTTGTTTTGTTGGCTGTTTTCCATTAAGTTCTGATTCAATATCAAACTTAAACAATGGAAGTTCTTTAACTCCAGTTTTACTAAACCACTCAGGTGAAGTTCTGTTTTGAAATTCTTCTACAACGCTATTTCTTGCAGACGCAATTACGTTGTATTTTTCTTTTACCTTTTGAATAAACGCTTCTGGATCAGCAGTCTTTTTAAACTGACTTGAATTTAACCATTGATAGTAAGTTCCGCTTGAGAGTGGATCTTTGCCAATTGATGCAGCATATTCTGCGTAGCCATTAACAAGCTCTGGAGCAAGCTTCATAAATTCTTGCATCTGAACTGCGTCAGATCCACCGGAGGCGGCAGACTGAATCATCTTTGGAAGAATTGTCTGAAGCGAAATAACAAGACGAGCTTTATTTGTTGGATCGTCCTTTTGTATCTTTTCAGCCTGCAATATGTCTTCGCGAATTGTTTTAACAAAGTCGCGCTCTTTTCTTAAAGATGGCAATTCAGCCCACACTGACTTAGCGGCATTGCTTTCATCAAAAGACTTAAGCTGTTCTAAATCAGCAAATGTTTCAATGTTTCGCTTTAAACTGGATTGAATTGCGTCTGCATATTGTGGATTTTGCTGAATCATTAATCCAGCAACTTGATTGGCCTTTGCAATCTTGGCGCGAATATCTTGCCTGCGAAGTTCATGCTCTCGTTCTGGATACATCGGCGCTGCCTCTTGTTGCTGTTGAACCGGCCCTTGCGCAAAATTGTTGCGTGCATTAAATGCCGCCAACTCTTCTGGGGTTAATTCCACAACGCGACTTGGGGCTGCTTGCGCTGGTTCTTCTGCGCCAAAGTCTGCACCTGAACCGCTGTAGCTTGCGTCAACAACATCTGGACGCACAGCAGGCTGAGATGTTGCTAGTTCTGCCGGCGTCAATGGAACAACGCGGCGCGGAGATGCCTGCGCGTACATGGCCTCTTCTTGAGGCGTAAGCGGATAGCCCATGCGATCTACTACTGGCAACACTCTACGTCCGCCCATAGCTTCTTCTGGCCATCCAGTAAACGGAGCTTGTCCTGCATTAGCCCTAGACGCATTTATTGCAGAAAGATATTGCTCGCCAGCAACAAACTTAGCTTTCTGTGCTTCTTGTAGTGCATCACGATAAGCAGCAAGATTTTGATTTAATCCCTGCAAACGGTTAATATCAGCCTCTGCATTCATGTAATCGCCATAAGCGATATCACTCTGCATTCTGTTTGGAAGAATATCTCGAAAAGCCATATGTTATTGACCTGTTAGTGCATTCCATTCAGCCATTAGCGCAGGTGGGATTACGCTGGGGATATAACCGAGACGCCGTCTTATAAAACCCGCAAGGTCTGTTGCTGGCTGAGTAGTGTCTTGTCCTGATTGATCTACCGGCACAACCGCTGCGGGAGTTTTTGGTGCAACTGGTGTGCCTGAGAAAATTGATCCAAACACTTCATCTGGATTACTTGACATAGGCGGCTTCTGTGCGGCCTTGGCTCTGTCATACAGCCCCTTTTGCTCCGCTCCAATCTGTTCCATCTTGTACTTCTGCCCAATGGCAGCACCCAAGTACCCTTTAGCGGATTGATAGAACTGCTGCTTATCCAGCAAGCTTGCCTTTGGGTCGTTCTCCATTGTTTGCTGTAAGCCCACAAATTCAGCCGGAAGATAGTCCTTAAACGAATTGAATGCAGCCGCATCAGCCTTCACCTGCGACGACATCTTCTTGTAATCAGCAACTGCGCCGCCTATTGCGGTAATCCCCTTGGCAATTCCTTCACCCATGGCAGCGTAGCCCTGCCCTTCGATCCTACCTACGTTAGCATAAGCGTCAGCAATGCCTTGGCCCATTTGGCTCATTGCCTGTGGGGCTGGAGTATTAAAAAGTTCGCGAGGTCTTGCCATAAGAATTACCGTTTAATCTTTGAGTCCATCCACAGCTTGATAAACCACTTTACGCGAGGCTTATCTTTAATAAAGGCTGCAAATTGCTGTCCATACTTAATGTAAGCGTTAAGAAGCCACTTTGGAGCATTTTCTAGCATCCACTGACGGAATGACAGCCAATTAGGATTAGCTTCCCCGTAAACCTCTCTAGCTACCCAGCAGAATGCCAATCCAGCCCCAATTAACGCTCCGCCGCCAAGTGATCCAAACATTGCATTCTTGCCAGCACTCTTTGCGGCGTTAGCTTGAGCCATGCCAGCGGCATACTGCATCTGTGCGTTGTACGCACCGTAGATCGAGCCCATGCCAGTCTGTGACTCTGGGTTGAAGTACTGTGGTCCAGCCTGCTGCTGACCCATCATTGCATTCTGTGCAGCCTGACCGCCAAACGAACCAGCGTACATAGGCTGTTGGTAGAACGAGGTCAGCGCAGGAGCGGCCTGTTGCTGGAAGTAACCTCCCAAACCTGTGCCAAGAGCCACAAGCTGCTGTTCCCGGGCCTGACGAGCGTTGTAGCGGTTCATCACCTCGGCAAGGTTACTCTGCCCACCTAGCGACGTTCCCCGAGCTGCATAGCCTGCTCTGGCCTGCTGATCGAGCATGCGCTGCTCTTCTGGAGAAAGGTTTGCGCCATTAGCCTGCAATCCGCCGAGCTTCTGCTCTGTGTACTTCTGGAGAGCTTGATTGATGCCGCCAACACCCTGGGCCTGCTGGAAGGCCTGGATATACTCTGGAGCACGCTCCTGCAAGCCGCGCAACTGCGCTGCCTGCTGTGCCTTCATGTAATTTTCTTCTAACTGCGAGTATTGAGGCTGAAGTTGCCTGTACAGATTAATTTGGCTAGTAGCAGCCTGACTGGCAATCTGATCTTGTAAGGCTTGATATTTAGGCTGATAGATCTCCTCACTGGCATACACCTTCGGAGCAAGATCAATCTGCGCTTGCAGAATTGACCGCATGGACTCCTGATAGTTAGGAGCCGCTGGTGCCGATACAACTTGAGTTTTACCTCCGCCCATATAAAAGTCTTTCTAGTTTTTGAGGAGTGACTTGTGTGGCATGATCATGTCTCCATGCCCACACTTGCGTGATTGGTGATTTGCGTTCAAAGAACTGGTTAAACATTTGAGCAACCGCTTCAGGTTCACTTGCCCATGCCATGTGGATCGTCCACAGGCCATCCTGCTTGCGCCACTTCCAATTAAAGTCGCTAACGCCCGGATGTGTAGTTGAGATGCCCGTGATGACGCCGTTGCGGCGAGCCACATAAATACTGTCATGCACACCATAGAAGCTAAGATAGCCGTCAACGTCATCTCGGGAGACTTGTCCAAGAAGCTGTAGATGATTTCGGCATTGTTCATATAGTGTATCGACAAGTTGTTCCCAGTCTTGGACTGTCATTAGGTTTTGACTATGAACATCAAGGCTACGTTGCGGGGACGGGTTTCTGTGCCGCCATAAAATCCAGTTTTATCTGTACTCCCAGCCACCTCTGCCCCTTGAGTATAAGGGCCACCGCCATTAGGGGATCCGCCACGTTGATTAAACATGTCATGCCTGTGTGATTCAATTGAGGCAGCTTGAGAAGATCCAAGTACACGCCCAACATCCACCTCAGGTCTTCCATTGCTCCAACCACGAACAAACTCACCACGAAGATCAGGCAGTGTTGCTCCATAAATTGACTGTAATGAGGAAGGCGCGGCTTGCCCATTGCACTCAAGCCATCCTGTTGGAATTGTTGCTCCGCCCCACATGACAATTGCGCCCGGTAATGTTGCCACTGCCGCTGCCGCTGTTGCCGCCGCTGAATCAACATATCCCTTGCTTGCCGCAACATTTGCGGCACTTGGAACGCTGCTAGAAAGTATTAACTCTCCAGTCATTGAAGAGCCAGACCGCAATGGAAAATAAGTAGACAATAAATCTCTAATGCTATTTATTGTGTATTTAAATAAAGCTGCGCCTCGTGCAGCAAGAATGTAGTCATTGCCTTGAGGAGAGCTTTCATTTTGCGCGGAAATGGCACCGGGAAGTAGTTCCGCATTATCAACATGAGCATTCAAGTTTGCGGCAGTTACTTGATTAGTGCCCGGAGCTGGGTAATCGACGTAAGTTGTACCTTTTTTGATCTGTAATCCGGGCATAAGTTACTCCTGAGAAATCATTGGTCTATTGGTTGCTATAGCATAAACAGCAACACTCTTCAAGGCTGGTCTTCCAACTACAAAATTAACTGTGCAGGCTATCGATGTTCCGCGAGCCGCAATTCGAGGACGCAAAGTTCCGTCCGAGGTGCCGCTAAAGCTGTACTCAAGGACAGTCTCAGTGGCATCTGGGTCATAAGTGGTCGAGTCAATTCGCACAAAGTCGTTTGCGACGTTGTTGAAGGTAAACTCCCCTCGACTAAACCGCTTCTCTGAAGTTCCTCCAAAAGCGTATTCTCTAGTCTTTACGGACGCAGGAATGTGAGTAAAGTTCTGGGTGCTAACTATTAACGTAGACTCGGTAACTTGACTGGAGGCTGGAAACAAATTAAATGGCAACAGTGGCGTAGCGTCAGAGTAATTAAACTCATCTCCTTGTGTTTGTTCTTCTGATAGAAACACGCCACCGTACTGGCCAGATCCAGCAAAGTTGGTGATGATCATCAATCGGCGTTGATTGATATACGCAGACAAGATCAAGTTATCTGAGAATAACCCAACAGGATAATAGTCAATCGACTCCCAGTTCTGGTTGAGCGTATTGTATACAAGGATCTTATCGTTCCTAGTCGCCGTGCCAGTAGGTATCGCAATGTAGAAGCGGTTGTTATAGTAAGTTGCTACTGAGCCTTGAACGGTGTCGTAATTAACTGTGTCAAAGAAGTCTGCAATTGGCTCACTAAGTGGCAGCGTGTTACCTAGCAACTTTAAATCAAGCTGGGGCGTCAGCATGTGTACGCCGTTAGCAGACAGGAAGAACACGAATTGCCCCGCTGATACAATAGACCTTCTAGCCAAGCAGCCAATCTCGGTTGTTATGACAGTTGTAGAACTGTTGGCTCCGGGCGGTGAGTTGATGTTAAAGTTGTCAGTCTCTACGAAAACAACGTAGATGCTGTTGGTCATAAAGACCAAGAACTGGTCTTGCACCCACGGCAGCACCCCTACAATTGAGTCGTTCCCGCCTGTGTTGATAACAAAGTTGTTGAGCGTCGTGTCGCACTGTTCGCTCAGGATGTCACTAACGAGCATCTGGTAATCACCGTACTTAAGGATAAGCCGGTTCTGAAAGTACAAGCCAAAGTCAGCGCATGGAACAGATTGCGTGATGCCTGTCACCGTACCGCCATCCACAGTGAACTTCTGCTCTGCATAAGTCAGATCCGAAAGGCCATCTTGCCAGATAAGTGGCGGCAATCCCCGTCGAGTTGTCCACCCCGGATCGTTTGTCCGTGCCGCAAACGTCGAGCCAGTGTTGTTATTCCACTCAAAAGTAAATGTAGTTGGGCTAGTTACCGTGATAACATAACTTCCAGTAACCGCTTGTCCGGGGCCATCCCCGCCATCCGTAAGGCCAACTGTAACTTCATCATTGGTCGAATAACCGTGTGGCGTTTCAGTCGTGATTGTAATTATACCCGTTGCGTCATCTAATATACTGGCATTTGATTCGGTAGCTAAAAACGTCTTTTTATCGTACTTACCGCGAAAGATAAATATCTTGTTTAATGCCGTAACAACGTCACAAATGCCACCTTCTTGGATTACACGATCTGGAGGAAAGTCATAAGGCCCATACAGCACCTCGGTGTTCTGCCCTTGGGCGGGCTTGTACAGGTACAGCTTGTCCGTAAAGACCATGACAATGTTGTCGTGACCGTCAGCGTCAACGTACAAGCCAGAGCCAACCATCGTTAAACCGATAAGTTCAGTCTCGGTCAACCGCTTGGTGCCCCTGCGGGGCTGGGCAATACCGCGTTGCAATCGAGTGTTGAAGCTCGCTTGCAAGATGCCAGGCTGCAAGTTTGCAGGGTCGAGACGACTCGCAAATCCGATGAACATGTCATCACCTTCAGCTTGAAGTTCTTCTGCCATTAGGAAATAAGCTTACTGAGCTTGTCCACAACCCGCTGAAGATCGTCACGTAGTTCAACCATGCGCTCCATATGACCTTCATCCTCGCCCTCTTCCTCTCCCTCGTACTCTTCCTCTTCGCCGTAACCGCACTCGGAACAAGTGCCGTCAGACTCCATTGGGGAATCGCATTCGGGACAGGAGCGGCTTTTGCCGCCCATAGGGCCACCAAGGATGGCCAGCATTGCTTTCATCGATTTCATAGAGTTAGGCGATTAAGGATTGTCCCTTGGTCCGGCGAACACGCAGATCAGCAAGAGAATAAGGAGTATCATACTCAAAATGAGGCGCATCGTATAGCTTCTTGAATTTGCCGCCCCAACGCAGCTTGTGCTTTGCACACAAGGTTGAGGCGTGTTTATGCATAAGGTCAGCGAGCTTTGCGTCAGCGGGTGTGCTGCCATCCATGTACACTTTACCCTTGAACACGCCACAGTCGATGGCGAGTCCGAAGTTGTGCATGGACGATCCTGGTTTGGCATTAGTCACCTTTGGCCCCGGAGCCGTGCGCCCCTTGGCGTACAGCGCCGCTTGTTCCTCGAACGTCCTAGTTCCACAGATGACCTTGTAGTCCAGTCCATTTTGAGCAACCAGTTCTTTAGCGTCTACGATGAACGCAATAAAGGCGTCCCTGACTTCAGGTGACAGCGTTGCTATGAACTTGGCTGACCGTTCGTCAATCATTTGTGTAACAGCTTGTATATCTTGGTCAGCGTATAAAAGATTGCGGCAATGCCACCCAGAATGCGAACTGTTTGCTCGATCTCGCTTAAAGACAACGCAATTGCGGCTACGTTTATGCCCAAAACAGAGCCAATTTCTTTGAGATCGTCTAACATTTCACCGGGGCTTTCCATTGCATTACCTGTGTTGAGATTGTTTGGCGACAGAAGTGGCATCAATCAACTCCAGCTCAAGTTGCTGGTATCGGGAGTCTGAATGCCATTTCTGTGCCACCTCGGCAGTGTACGTCTGTCCAGCCTGAAGCTCAAGTATCTCCTTGCTGGGTGGATATAAGTATCTTGCTTGATCGCGTGAACTGGTAGCGCAACCTGTCAGCCAAAGCATCACGGCCACTGGCCCTAGCCTCAAGGATCTGAGTTTCGACATCATCGCAGTACTTGGCTATGTCACGCTCTAGCTCCCATGATGCCCGTTTAGCCTTGATCTCCAACCACAGGCGCAGGATTTGCAGTAGGTTTTGTATCATTGGACTCCCTGCGGATGACGTTGATTAGCCCGATAAGCGCCAGCCCAGTGGTCAGAATAGCCTCTTGCATCTCTGGGTGCAGCTTAATCCCGACTGCGGTAAGTAGCGCAAACACGCCGCGCCATGTGGATGGTTCTTTGATTCGCTCAAGTATGTATTTCATAATTACTTCTTCTTGGCTGTCTTGGCCGATTGTCTAAACGCCTTTGCGGTTGGCGCACCCTTCGATCCGGGCTTCCGCATACGTTCTTTGCTGCCAGCGGCAATACGCTCGCGCTTGGCGTGGATGTTGGCGTAGAGTCCTCGTTTCATAAAGTTAGCACTTCCAGCGTCTCATGCTTGCTCTAGCCCGTTCTGCTGGGCCTTTAGCCTTGGCTACGACACCAGCCATCCTAGCACAGAATGACTTCTTGCGTCCAGCGTCAGCTTTTGTCTTTGGGTTGGGAGCAGGAGCCTTTAAATTACTGCCTGTGGCCCTGTTGTATTTGGCTCGACCTTTGGCGGTAAGCCCGGCGCCTTTAGACACAGGCAGCTTTTCACCTCGGCCAACTGCTAGGGATACGGATTTTCTTGGCATAAATTAAGAAACAGCAACCCAAGACAAGGACTCTTCGTTCCATGCATATGCATTGCCATCCGCTGGATACGGTGTTGGTGGATTCCAGAAGCATGTCTCTTCATCGAGCGTCCACGAAGGATGTGGTTGGGGCGCATAGAAGGCATCTCGCACACTGTCGTAGACATGGCCAATACCAGCATAGTTCTTGCGTAAAGGACGGCCTTCTGGATGTTGCCCAGCGTGTGTGTTGTAGCTAGTCTGAACCCATTGACCGGGAATAGAGTCAATGAAGTCTTGTTCCGCAACGATAACTCGCTGCACTACACCGTCGATAATTTCAGCAAAGTGTGCCATGTGTTAAAATTTGGCTAGCGCATACTTAAATGGGGCTTCTGCAAAGGCTGCAACTAAAACATCGCCAACATTTACTGGGCTACCCCCAGCTGATAGAAGTTTAAACCCATTAGAAGTTATCTGAAAAGAAACCGCTGTAGAATCAACGCCTGCATCGTTTGGTGCAATAGAAAAACTGCCCCCTCTAGCTGCATCAAATGCAACCCACCTATTTCTAAATGCTGAAGTATAAGTTTTTAGGAGAAAAAATTTAGGAGAAAAATTACAATATGTAAACGGCTTGGTTGCACTGTCGTTGCCGGGATATTTTGTAAATTTGCTAAATCCCGAAATTTCAGCAAAACAATACGCAATGTAATTTACGCCAGAAGTATTTACGCCTGCAACTGCTGCGAGAGTAAATTCACTTAAAGTTGGAGCTGTGTTGTTCCAAGAGCCAGCACCTGCACTGAAGGTGTCATTAAGAATTAATGAGTTATTTGCAGAAACATTTTTATGATACACTATTCCATTTTCATTGGCTCCTGCGCTAACTCGCTTAATAATAATCATTGAAGGAGCAATTCCAAGATTATGAGAAACTGTTCTAACTACTCCAGTTCCAGTGTATGAAACAATATCTAATCCCGGAACAATTCCTTTTTTCCACTGCCAAGCAAAATAATCAACTCCAGTTGCGTTTGTTAGTGTGTTGTCTATTCCTAAATTAAATCCGTTTGAATTAAACCCAGTCAATGTATTTGCGTTAATTGTCTCAGGCGTTGTAGTGTTGGAAGAAACATATCTTTCCGCTCCTCTCACAGAATCAAACAAAACATGGTTTGTTGTGGCGTTTCTAGCTTTAATCCAAACCAAATCTGGCTGGAATGACACACTATTTACTGTGTTGTTAATCGAACGAATGGCTTCATTTCCAGTATAAAGATTTACAGCCATATAATTGGCTGAATTAATAATTGACGGAACTGGAAGGCTATTTGTGTTAAGCGCATTAAATCCAACAGGTCTAGCATACGCAAACGGACGCTGCCCAAAGTTGGCGTAAATAATTTTTGCGTTTGTCGCAGAAGCTGCGTATGGAACATATCCTCCACCAGTAAGACCCGTAGCAATTGATGTGTATGTTGTTCCATCAACAGTATAATCCAACGCTCCTGTATCGGCGTTAAATCTTAAGCCAATAACGCTAGTTGTTGGCGTAATTGTGGCAGTAGTTGCAGTAACTGTAGGAGATTGGTATATTCCAATTATTTGATCCGCAACTGCGGAATTGTATTGTGTTTCCCAATACCAACTTCCACTGTCCATTAAAATACTTCCAACAGCAACAGCTGTAGCAAGGTTTTGTGATTCAAGATTTCCCGCAAGAGGGACTGCGTTTGGTATTGCGACTATTCCGTTTAATACAGCATAATTGCCCCTTCCGTTTCCGTCGTCACTGTAGTTTACCGGGACATCGATCATGCTGTCGTACGTTACGCCAGCCGTCAGCGACACGTTGCTCACCGTCCAAGTGTTGTTATTCCCCGAGCTGTCTGTGCCCAGCGCCGCTAAAGATGATGTGCTGTTAAAACGCAATCTAAACCCATTGTTTCCGTAAGTTCCTGTGTATTGCTTTGGCGACCATACTCCGGTTGTGGAGTTAATTTCCCCAAAAGAAGTTGGAGTTAATGCTTGGCCATCAATAAAGTTTACTTCAGTAAGATACCCATCAAAAAAGTTTGAACCTCCATTGCTTCCTATTGAATGGGCTATATTTGTATTAAACGCCGCAGGTGCAGTTGTTCCAGTGCCAACTACATTTCCATTTACATAAATTGTTTGAGATGTTTCGTTTTGAGAATAAACGACATGATACCAAGCAAATTGATCACGAAAAACCGCAGTTGTTAATACTGCCTGAACATTATTTATAAAAAGAGCAATAGCATTCGAGGTTGTAAATCTTAAATACGTTGTGCTGCTAGTTCCAAACAATGAAATATTCAGGCCTATTTGTCCGCGCTTTACCCATCCCGACCAAGTGTACACGCTTGCATTTGTTGGCGTGCCAAATGTTCTTGTTAAATTTGCAGATGCAGTTCTACGAAACCTAAGTGAATTGGTTATCAGGTTAGGATCTGGCGGAGGAGTAACTCCGGCTTTTTTAAGGCTTCCAAGTAGAGCTAACATAAATTACGTTGTTGCATCGCCGCCAACGATCCAGCTATTTGCAGCCACTTTGATTAGCGAAATGATTGCGTATTGTCCAGAAGTCTTTAAGCCGTTCTTGCCGTTTACAGCAGTCGTCCCCGGAGTAACCGCCGAAACTGTCACTTGACCAGCGCCAAGCTGCATCACAAGGATTTGTGTGCCGATAGGAATGTCTGGCGTTGCATCTACTGGAATTGTTAGCGAAATTGCAGCATCGTTGTTTGCGGTGATCAGCTTGCCTGCGTCAGCTAGAGCAGGCGTGTAACTTGTGCCAGTCTGCGCGTTGATTAGCACCGTAGCTGTAGCAATTGGGTTGCGGTTAAGCAAAGCAAACTGCGTGGACGAAGTGATGTAGAGCTGCTGGTTATCCCACTCAATCGCACCAAGCTGCCGCGTGGACAGCAATGTAGCCGCTGCCGTGCTAAAGCTAACTGGATTTACACTTGCAGTGTTTGCCGCAAATGTTTGACGACCAGTGAATGTGTTTGAAGTTAGCGTTGGAACAGTCCCGCGCTGGTAAATCAAATGCGACCCAAGCCCCTGCAATCCAACTTGAATGTCATTATTGCTGGCGGTTGCTGAAGTAATTGCAGTGATGTTGCCTTGTGCGGTATTGCCCTTTAAAGACTGCACCAGAATTGGCGCAGCGGAGCCAGTAAACCAAGCTGGCCTTGTCATTACCTGCGATACTCCTACAGCACCTGCAACAGTGCATACCCAAGGCCCATTTGTTGGAGTTGGCGTTTGAGAGCTAAATGCAATAACGTCACCAACAACTGTTGAATAGCCATCATTTGGCGGTTGTACCCCCGGGGCATACGTAAATGTCGTTGGCGTGGTTGCAAAAACCGTAATAGCAGCCGCCGTTGCTTGCGTTGTGGATGGACTTGCGTTGACGACAAATTGAGTTGAATTTGTGATCGAGACAATTGCTGTGCCAGCAAGTCCTCCAGCGCCAAAGGTGTTACCTTGCGAAAACAGTGATGTGTCTCCAGTTGCTAAGGTCACTGTTGTTGATCCTGTAGACCATGTTGCCGTATATGATCCAGATACAGCCAATGGCGTCTGTGCGTTTCCTGTCCGCAGTGTCACATAATGCAATGAACTGCCAAGGTTTTTCAGTGCATCATCGCCGGTGATTGCCCCAGTTCCACCCTTGTTAATCGCAAGTGGAGCAGCCGTCGTAAGTGCAGGCTGATAGGCCGCCAATTGGCTCGTAGAAGCGTACCCAGACAGTGCGTCAGTGGTGATGCCGCCGAGGTTGCTAAGGGCTGCTACAGCAGTTGTAGCGCCTGTTCCACCATTACTGATGTCCAGCACACCAGTCAGGTTGAATGTGCCATTGTCAGTGATCGCGCTTGTTGGCGCGAAAGACAAACCAGACACTTGGCTCGTCATCGCAATGCTCGTAACCGTGCCAGCACCAAGCTGAGACAAAGAAGCCGTCTCAAGTGCGCTAATGCGGCCATAAGCGTCTACACTAATGACTGGCACCGCCGCGCTGGAACCTACGTTCGTCAACACGCCCGGCCCAGCAGTCTCAAGGGCAATGATGCCGTCTGTCGTGATCGTGCCACCTGTAAGGCCCGTGCCAGCCGTAATGGACGTTACCGTGCCAGATCCGCCAACAGCAATAGCCTCAGTCGTGAGTGCGGTGATTTGACCGTAGATGTTGGTCGTAATAACAGGCACTACCGAAGATGACCCTGCGGTGATGGCAGAGATCCCAGTAGTAGCTAGTGCAAGCGTGCGACTCGTCGAAAGATCGCCCCCACCAGTCAAGCCGTTCCCTGCAAGGACACTTACTTCAGACATGGCTAGCTTACTCAGCGAGATAGCCGCGTTGGTAGCTACATCTTCGTTAAGCAGCTTCGATGCAGGAGACTGGAACACGCCATTGATGACCTTTACGAGGCCACTGCCGCCCACAGATGGGATAGTTGTGTGAACGTGCGAAGGCTGTGTTGCGCCAAAGTTAAACGTGATCGTCTTATTATTCTGTGTGGCTTTCCCTAAGAACTGGATGTACAAACGATCATTGAGCGCAACAGTTGTCTGCGGCAATACCACCGAAGCGATGTACTGTGCGGTTACCGTTGGATCGTAAATCGAGATGTCGTCTGATGTGGCAAGTAGTGTTGCAGTCGTGCCGTCATACTTGAAGACCTTAAGTTGGACGATTGTCTCATTTGACGTAGTTCCAGTTGATGACGCCCAGAAGTTGAAGTCAAACAGCCCGGCTGGAATGGCTGTAATGTTCGGATCAAGAACATCAGTGACAAAGTGGACTACTAGGTCATATCCAGTTGTAGACAAATCACCAGATGTATAACTAGTTCCAGTCGTGTCTGATACGCGGCCCAGTTCTTTAACAAGCGTTGGCGTTGTGGGAAGCCCGGTCGTTGGCGCGTCTGCTGCCGTATTGTAGTTGAAGAAGAACATCTGTCCTCCACCACCAGATCCACCATTTGGCACTGCTCCCGCTATCCAAGTTGACGTTGCCGTGTCGTACTGTAGCACCTGCCCATCGAGCGGAATTGCGTTGGTGACAGAAATACCTTGCAGCTTTGCCACCGTTGGGTTCGGGTAGTTGCCAGACAGATCTCCGCCAGCAGCAGCCGTAGCAGACAGTGCCCCGAGATTAGACAACGCAGCGACCGCAGTCGTTGCCCCGGTTCCACCCTGCGAAAGCGCAAGGGGCGCGGCAGATGTCAGTGCAGGCTGAAGCGTGCTAATCTGCGTTGTGGTTGCGTAGCCTTCAAGCTGTGTCGTTGTAGCAAACCCAGACAACTGTGAGGTTGTAGCAATTCCAACAATCTGCGAAGTAGTCGCGTATCCGCCAAGCTGAGTGGTTGTAGCAAGCCCTGAAAGCTGTGCTGTGGTAATCGCGTTCTGGTTGTAGTTAACAACTGAAACAACGATATCACTAGACCCAACAGTAATTAATCCGTTTGTGGCTTTCCCACAGGTGTAAATGTATCCAGACCTTATGTTGCCTTGACCAACACTGATTGTGACTGCCTGTCCAATTGCTCCACTAAACCAAGTAGGGCGAGTTAAAACAAACCCAGATACCCCAGAAACATTTGCCTGAGTTGCAATCCAAGGCCCATTCTGCTTTGGATCAGCTTGTGCAGTAAAAAGCAAAAGGGTGCCAACAGAAATCGAAATAGAATCAACCTGTACACCACTAGTAGTAGAGTAAGTAAACGTGTTTGGTGTAGGTACCGTATTGGAAGTCCCGGCTTGATTTGATGTGGCAGCTAAGTCTACTGCGTAATGACGAGTTGCTCCAGACTGAGTCGTGTTGTCGTAAAACAAGATTCCTTTGCTATCCACGGACAACGCAGCACCTGTGCCGCTCTGTGTAATTGCAACAGCAGGAACAGTGCTGTTTGCCGCAAAAGTTGCTGCCCGACCTGTGCTGCTTGGATTAACCACAAGCGAGGTTACCGCTGTGCCAGCGCCAATAGTTTGCTGTTGATTAAATTGGTTGGACTGAGTAAGTCCAGCAACAGCCACAGCAGTTCCTGTGGTTGGAGAAAATGTAAGTTTGCTTTGATTGCTAATCCAAAGGTCGCCGCCAATAGTCGAGTTTACTGTAGCACTAGGCAAAGCACTGCCAATGTTGGCTTTTGGTTGATCTGTGGTTGCCGCCATAACAAGGCGACCTTCCATTGTCGAGCCAGACTTAAGCACATAAGCATTTAGCTGCTGTGTATCAAACGCAGGCACTTGAGCGGAAGTAATCCCGCCAAGGTTGGTCAGCGCACTAACAGCGTCTGTCGCTCCAGTTCCGCCTTTGCTGATAGCAATGACATCACTAGTTGCTACAGCTCCAATTGAAGCAGGCGTGATGGCAGCAATCTGTGCTGACGCTAGGGCTTCGACCTGTGCGCTATTAAGTCCAGATAGTTGAGCTGTTGTTGCTAATCCAGCAACAATAAGGCTCTTTGCAGCGGTCTTTGTGTCGCCTCCTTGGTTTAAGACAACAATGTCATTGTCATTAACAATGCTTGCTACAGGAAGTTGTGAGATCTTGATGTCTGGCATAGCTTTAAGTGTACTGCAACAGCAATACTATTAATGTGTACTTACGAAGTAAATGTAATTGTTCCAGAGGTGATAAATGTGTGCACTGTATTTGATGAAACAGTTGTAGTGGTATTACCTGTTCCAGTAATGGTTGCACGCGGTGTTGTGCCTGCGTACCAAATTTTAACAATTCCCGATCCTCCTGAGCCTGAAATATTATCAAACCCATTATATCCACCACCACCACCTCCACCTGTATTGACTGTACCGTTTCCTGCGGTTGTATTTGTGCTTCTTGCCCCAGCTCCACCGCCTCCAGTTCCACCTGCTCCACCTGCACTTGAATTAATCATCACTCCTCCTCCTCCTCCAGCATAGGTTGTTGCAGTACCTGCAACTGTCACAGATCGGCCTGCGCCGCCTGCACCTGCTGCCGTTGATGTTCCATTTACTCCAACTGCTCCCGCGCCTCCTCCACCTCCTGCGCCGCCTCCAATAAATGCATTTCCGCCATTATTTCCTTGTGCTGGAGTTAATGCAGGAACATTTCCAAGGCCGCCATTAGGATAATCAGAGTTGGTCGGCCCACCGCCGCCACTGCCTCCAGATAAAGCAACTCCCCAGTTATTTGACCCACCACCACCGCCACCGCTTGTTAAGATTTGAAAAAAAGAAGAATTTGAACCGCTAAATCCTGAGCCTTGACCAAAGCCACAAGCTCCGCCTCCAGCGCCAACAATTACTTCTATTGGAATGTTGGCTGAAACAGCAAAATTAGTTTGCGAAAACACACCTCCACCACCACCTCCTCCGCCATCAAAGCCACCTCCAGCTCCACCCGCAACAACCATTGCGTTTATTGGGGCAGTGTCAGAAAGGCTTAAAGCAAATAATGATTTAGCAAACATTAGTATGTGTAATTTTTAATGTAAGCTCCATACCATTTTGCTCCATCGGAAACAAAGGAAAATATATCAAGCCTTGCAGCTGTGGCAGTCATTACTGGTGCAGCTCCACCGGGCCAAGCAACACCCGTAAACGTAGCTGTTCCATTTCCTGTTGTTGGTGCTTGTTTTAAGTAAAGCACAAATGACTTTCCAGCACCTACTGGAGGCATTGTAAACGTACATGCCGTTGAGGCTGTAAGAGTGGCAGTAAGCACGGTGCTGCTGGCAATGCTAAGGGTCGCAGATGCCCCCACAACGCCGATATCGGAGTTTCCTTCAATGTACCCGTTGATAGTAGGAGTCGAAATTGTAGGCGTTGCAATCGTTGGGCTTGTATTAAGCACAGCAGACCCAGATCCAACAACTCCGCTTGCAAGTACAGCAGACCCAGATCCAACAACTCCGCTTGCAAACACAACTGATCCGCTGCCAACTTCATCTGTAAGCGCGGTAGCCAAGTTTGCACTTGATGGCGTAGTCAAGAACGTCGAGACGTTTGATCCAAGCTGTGATGTTGCGAGCGCACCGATGGCAGCAGGCGTAATTGCAACAGCAGCCGCGCTTGTGATACGCCCCTTGTTATCTACCGTGAACTGACCAACTTCGCCTGCTGACCCGTAAGTAAGCGCAACAACTCCAGTCGTCGTCAGTGCAGGGCCGGGATAGTTGCCAGTCAAATCACCGCTTGCGGCACCAGTTGGCGTGCGAGAATCACTTAAACGAGCATCGTTACCCTCGCAGGCGGTATTAGCGGTAGTTCCATAAGCTGGCCGCACCAAGACTGCTGTTGCTCTTTTGGTAACACCATTCTGGACAATCGGAACAAGATCCTCATTGTTTACAGCAACGGCTGCTGGAAGGTTAGAAATTTTGATGCTCATGGATTATCCAATGTTAATGCGCTGACTAGCTTCAGTATTAAGAAAATCATCTGCCTGTGTCAATATTCTAGCAGAAATTGGAATGTCCGTCTTTTTATACTGAAATGTCTGAGAATTGCCTCTGACTTGAATGCGGGCAAAGTTTTTGTTTACATCAAGCGCCACATTTGGATTCCGCTTTCTTAAAAATCTCGTAATCATTTTAGTAGGTGTATGCCATGTTTAGACGCTGATTCTGCGCTTGCTGGCGGATAAGAACGTCAATCTGTTGCTGGATTGCAGCCTCAGCCAATTGTTCAAGCACGACAGCTTCTTCAGTGCGGCCTTCAGACTTAAGAAAGTCAGACGAAACAGAGTTAGCCAAGTAATCCCTGAACCTAGCTGGAATCTCAACCTGCTGCCAAACGTCCGTGGTTTGGTTGGCCGGTGTAACACCAGCAATTACAGTTGTTGTAGCAAAAAAGAAATTGCCATTGCTTGCCCTGGTTTTGTCATTAATGCTGTAGCTGCCACTATTTTGGCCAATGTCAAAGTAAATCTGTGACCCCGTGGAGTACACTGATGTGTTGTCATGCTTCACGCCAAACATGCGCGGTGGCGTCAGCCTGTATTGCACAAACTGCTTCGACGTGTTAAAGGTGCGCAGGTAGTTAACGTCATCACCGAAGTCCTGCGGAGTCTGATCGGCAAAGTCCTCTGCAATAAATGGCAGCGGAATAGCCTTGGTTGTCTGCCTTGGGTCGTTCGTATAAATAGCCAAGCCTTGCAATGATCCTTCTGGGATCTGGATCAACAATTGCTGGTTGTCCATGAACAACACCTTGGTCGTCAATGGCGAATTCGGGCCGTTATAGGTGAAGTAATTGGTGCTAGTGAACTCAGTCTCAATCACAACATTTGTGATGTATTCGCCAAGGCTGTCAGTAGCTGTTGAGTAAGTGAAGTTATATTGGTTCTCGCCAACTGAAGTAAGTGGACCGTCGTCTGCGGAGCCGTAGAACGGGTTCAAGAACTTTACATACGACTCACCAACTGTACCAAGTTTGTACCTGTCGTGTAAAAAGTCTTGCAGGTAGATACGCTTGAAGTTGGTGTCAAAGTTAACACGAGTCGTGTTCGTGTTGAGGTCGTTTTCGGTAAAGAAGTCTTGGTCATCTTCAGTAGAAAGCGGAATGTTGCTTTCCGTAGCAAGAATGTTTAGCCCGGACTCAATCGACGACACCGGCATCCCGGGCCATGTGTACATGTATCTTTGCACATCAGGCCACTCTTCACGATCCCACACAACCGACAACCGGCGACTTGTGAAGTCGCGTATTGCGCCGAAAGATTTATCGTTTAGCGTAGCGCGATCCAGACCAACAAGTTGGCAGACAGAAGCAAGAATGTCGCTAAACGGAACGGTCTTCATTGATAAACGGTACGGGAACGAACATTGGTTGGTGTCCAGCCAACGTGGATTTCTTTAGTCCCTCCACTATTGACTCGACACTCGGGATTGTCACGCAAAAATTCATCCATGAACGCTTTATCGTTCCAGCACTCGTATCCGAGTTTCTGTCCCCAGAAGTGATACGCAGTGGGAGGAATCCTTGCTGTAAGCTGACCCAATCCTTCTATTGACTTATGCCGCTGACGGTTGATCTTCTCGTTTTGCTTGGCCTGAACCTGCGCTTCAATGCGGTTCTTCTGCCAGCCTTTACGCAATTCTTGCTCAAGCTGAGGCACTAAGTCAGTAGGGATTGTAATCATAGTAAAATTGTCCCCGTCTCTCCGAGGTGTCACGCCACTAAGAGGTGCGTTCCCCACAACGATTCATGGCCGTTGCCGACAGTTGTCTCTCCAGCTAGTCACACCACTAACTCAACTAGCTTTCGCTTAATCAAGCCCTAGCGGCATGGAGCCACTGGCAGGTGTCGCAAAGTTGCCTCTGTCTCTCCAGAGTGTCACACCACTTCAAGAAACGCTTTCGCGTCGGGGTAGGTGTCACCGATCAACAACTACTAGGAGGAGTAGTCGAATTTCCCAAGGCCGAGCGGGTTGCCGACAACCAAGCCAGCAACTGCTTCGATCAAGCGAGCAGGGCCACCACCGTAATCTGGCAGTGCAGTGACGTTAGCGACGTTTCCGCCGTAGCGAACCTCGATAAGGTTCATGTCAAGCACAAGACCTTTGTAAGGAGTTGGCGTCCAGGTCGTGCCGGACACGGTTCCGATGAACGTGGAAGGATGCAGACGCACCGTTCCGAAGTCACCCTGGAACACGTCCAAGCTCTGGATGAAGGTGTCAGCCGCAGCGTCACGCTGGAAGGTCTGCACCTTGGTAGCACCAGCAGCAAGCGTGTTGCTGGAGTTGCTGACCGTGGTCAGAGCCGTCGTGCCAAGCAGGCCAGTGAAAGCACGCTTCAGGTCAGTTCCGACGATGGCATCGAAGCTGGTGTAGTGACCAGTCTGGTCGAAGATCGACTTCAGAAGTCCCTGCACACCTGCGTCCGTCAACCCGCTGGATGCACCAGTAAGGATCGAGGTCGAAGGAGTACGGAAGATCGAAGGGATGTCTCCGGGAGTTGGCGTTCCAGTACCAGCGGTGCTGATCCAGGTCTGCACACCAGCGGTGCGGTAGGCCTGAGTCGTGCCGTTGTCCTGCTGCGAGAGCTGGTTCGACGTGAAGGTCGCTTCCATGTCACGCTTGATGCCAGTGATGCCCTTGCTGACGTTGTCAGCCAGTTCGTCACGCACACCTGCGACATCAGCGATGTCCTGAGTGAGGCGGGACACGCGCACTGCACGGCGGAACACCTGTGCGTAGTTCGCGAGTTCAGCACGGTAGCCAACGACGTAGTTGTCGTAGGTGGAAACGTCCGTGCCGTCAACCACACCACCTACCTGAGGGGTAGGAAGCGAGTCAGACTGCCAGCGGAAGTACATATTTCCGGGCTTGCTGCCTTTGCGAGCCATCGACGTAAAAGGAGTGTCCTTTGCGTCAACGAGCGCAATCATGTCCATCAAGTCTTCGCGTAGACCGCGACCGCTAAGTTGGGGTTCAGTAAGAATAGCCATAAATAAGAGTAAAACTAAGTTTGATTGTTAAGGACTTACACAAGTCCCATTGCTTTAATCACGTCAGTCATCCCATCTCTTGAATTGTTCCGAATGAACGATTGCTTGGCTTTCTGAAGGTCCGTCTGAGTCGTCCGCGCAGGAGCCGCCTTAATAGACGGTTGCACTGGCGCACGCTTGATTGGTGCAGTTGGTTTCTTCTGTGCTTTCTTTTCGCCGTAGGCTTTGATTCCCATAACTAATAATCCAGCAACATGTTTCCAGTCTGCTCTGCGCTTCTTTAGCTCCGGGAACTCACGCAGAATCTGTTGAGCAGTTTGATACTCCTCAGTCTCTGGCTTGCTCCACCAAGGAAAGTCTTTTACTACTTCACCCTCGACGTACGTCTGCTGTTGCAGGTACTCTTCTCGGGCTGGCAGCTCGATTTCCTTGCGCCGAATTGCCAATCGCTTCATGCTGCGAACTTCCTGATCGGTTAAATCCTTCTCAGTTCCATCCGGCAGGGTAATTACTCCTCCATCTGGGTTCTCTTCGCACCACAAAATGACATCCAATGCTCTCTGGCGCTCTTCCTTCACCTGTTCGATGGTGGACAAGCGTTCGACTGCATCGGATACGTCCACCTGCTTTGCCGGGGCCGAAGACTTTGCAGTCTCTAGCTCCCTCTGCAACTCAGACAGACGGGCTTTTTGCGCTTCCAATTCAGCTTGAGCGGCCTTCTTCGCAGCAACTAACTTGTTGATACGCTTCTGTACGCCCTTGCTTAACGAACTTTCTTCAGCTTCAGCTTCTTCTTCAATGGGCTGATCGGCTTGCACCTCAGCTTCCACTTCCGAGTCCACAATTGGCTCCTCAGTGTCAACTTCAAGTTCAGCCTGCTCCTCTTTGGCGGGAGTCGCCTCCTTCTCGTCAAGGAAACCAGATTTAAGCAAGTCACTGAGACTTTGCTGATCCAGCAAACCGAGTTTTGATGCAACGGGTGTCGTTCCTGCCTCCTGACTCCCGGCGTCAGGCTGTGATTGTGCTTCGTTCATGCTAATAGGTAGCAAGTCCTTTATATAATCAAACCAGTAACGCTGGTTAGCCCGCTAGTGGCGTTATGCCAAATCTTCGTTATTAGTCAAGCCATTTAATTCTCTTGCTTGC